TTCTGGTTTTAATCCATGTGTTTCATTTAATTTAGGAGCACAAGAAGCTGAAGGGGAATTTTTAGTAATAACCAATCCAGAATGCTGTCATGTTGAAAACGTATTAAATGGACTTGATAATGAATTTGAGAAAGACCCTAATGTGTATGTTGTTTGTGGTTGTTTAGCTTGGAAAAAGGATGGAACACCGTTAAGGTGGTATCAGCACTCAAAATATAGAAATGCTGAATATCATTTTTGTAGCGCTTTACATAAAGACACTTATTGGCGTATTGGTGGATTTGATGAGAAGTTTGCACATGGTATTTCTTATGATGATGATGCTTTTAGAGATTCCTTAAAACAAAAAGGAGTGACATTTATTCATAGAGATGATTTATTGGTATATCATCTTTATCATGAAAAACTAAGACCACCAAAGTTTCGGTATTTGTTACAAAAGAATGAAAGAATTTATAACCAGTTTTATAAGGAGTCCTAATCATGGATTATTCCGATAAACCGATTTTAGTAACAGGAGCAGCTCGATCAGGAACTAGTATGGTAGGGGCTTGTGTTCATTTGTGTGGGGCATTTAAAGGTGATACTGTTGGTCCTGGAAAATGGAACAAAAAGGGCATGTTCGAAAACCATGTTCTTAGAGAAAAGGTGGTTAAACCGATTCTTATGAATATGGGAATGGACAGAAGAGGCCAGTATCCATTACCAAAAACAGAAGATGTAATCATTCCTCAAAAATTTAAAGATACTGTATTGAGTGTACTTCGATCACAGGGATGGACACCAGATAAACCGTGGATGTATAAATGTGCTAAAATGTCTCTTATCTGGCCCGTTTGGCAGTACGCTTTTCCAAATTCCAAATGGATCATTGTAAGAAGAAAAACATCTGATATTATTAATTCTTGTATGAAAACAGGATTCATGACAGCTTTTGCAAATAAAAAGATTCAAAAAGCTGTTGGTGTTGATAATGAAAGAGATGGTTGGCTTTGGTGGGTCCACCAGCACGAAGAAAAGTTTGTAGAGATTATTAAGGCTGGATTAAATGTTCAAATGGTGTGGCCTGAAAGAATGGTTAATGCTGATTATGAACAAATGATGCACACGATTGAGTGGTTGGGATTAACATGGAATGGACCAGCAGTAATGGAGTTTATAGAGCCACGTTTATGGAAATCCAGAAAGTGAGGTGAATCATGGCTGTAAGAACAAATGCCGCTGATGTAAAAGCCATTATTGCTACATCATTAACTGAATCTGAGGTTGATGTTTATATTGCTGATGCAAATGCCCTTGTTAATGCTATTTTAGGGGAAGAAGGACTAACAGATGCTTTATTGACAACTATTGAAAAATGGGTATCTGCTCATTTAATAGCAATGACAAAATCCAGACAACCTCAGTATAAGAAAATTGGGGATGGTGCTGAGAGTTATCCTAAACTTGGTATGAATATGCAAACAACCACTTATGGACAAACGGCCCTTGCTTTTGATACCAGTGGAAAATTGGCTAATACTGGTAAAAAGAGAATTAAAATTGAAGCTGTTCCATCTTTTGATGATTCTCCGATTTTGTAAGGTGTAAAAATGGGATTTCTTGAAGGATCATTTAATCAGAAAGCAGTTTATTGGGGAACTCCCACTACAGATGGGTATGGTAAACTGTCTTTTGCTGATCCAGTTGAAATTGATGTACGTTGGGAAGAACACCAAGAACTTTTTATGAGTGCCGCTGGAAAAGAAGAAATATCCAAAGCAACCGTTTATTCCAATGCTAATGATTTTGAAAATGACGCTTATTTGTATCTTGGTAGATTAACTGATATAGATTCTGGTGATTTGGATACCCCACAAAATATATCAGGGGCATCACCTATAAGAGCTTATTATAAAAAAGTAAGCATTGATGGTACTGATTATTTTAGGAAGGCGTGGTTGTGATGGCTGGTAAAGCAAAAGTACGTGGGTTGGAGAATGTAATAAGAAATCTTAATGCAAAAATCCAAACCATTGAAGGAAGAACACTTAAAGGAATTATACGTGGGGTTGCACAGATCCGAAGGGATATGGATAAAACCGCCCCTTTGATTCCAGTTGATAAAGGAAATTTAAGGGCAAGTTTTTTTGTTATTACAAGTCAAGGAAACATAAACCAAGGAGCTAACCCCCGTTTTAGACAAACAGGCAAAAAAACGTCATTTACGGCACAAGAAATGGCAAAATTACAAGCTGTTCACAGTGGGACTATTTCTGAAATGGCTGAAAAGGCAAAAGCCCTTGGAAATTCAAGAGGTCCATTTGTTGTTTTTGGATTTGGTGCTTATTATGCTTTGTTTGTTCATGAGATGACAACCAGTTCAGGAATATCAAACAGGGCATTAAGCCATATGGGTTCTGTATCTAAAAGGGGACAATCTGGAATTAATTGGACAAGACCGGGGTCTGGTCCTAAGTTTCTTGAAAATGCAGTACAAAGGAATACGCCTTATGTTCTTTATACAGTTGCTAAAGAAGCAAGTGGAGCATTAAGATGACAACAAGCATAGCAAATGCACCAAGTCAAGATGTAAAAGACATGCTAACTGATTCTGGAGCAGGTTTAGATTTGGTGTTTGGTACTAATTTGTTTATTGCGTCAATGCCCGATACTCCAAATACGTGTTCTGTTATTGTTGATACGGGTGGTTTTGGACAAGGCCAGTACGGATATGAATATCCATCATTACAAATATTGCATAGATCAACAGATTATACTACGGGGTATGATTTTATGAGGGATGTCAAGTACCGTTTGCATTATAACAGAAATAATGAAGTATGGAACGGTACAAGATATATACAGATAGCTGTTACATCAGACATTTTGTATTTAGGCCAAGATGATAAAAACAGGTATCAGTTTTCTTTAAATTTCCAGATACAAAGGTCTGGAATATAACAACAAGGAGGAAGAATTATGACTAATGCTGTTGCGAGTGTAGGTGCATTACTTAAGAAGTACACGGGTACTGCATGGGTTAGTGTTGGAGAGGTTATCAATATCTCCGGACCAACTATGTCCAGGGAGACTATTGATGTAACTTCTCTTGCAAGTATAGGGGGTTACAGAGAATTTATTGCTGGTTTTCGTGATCCAGGTACTTTGACGTTTACAATGAACTTTACTCGTGCTGATTATGAAACAATGAAGACTGATTTTGAATCAGATACAGAGAAAGATTATGAATTGATTCTCCCTGATGATGATGTTACAACGCTTGAGTTTAGTGGGCTTGTAACAGAATTGCCGCTTAATCTTGATCCTGGTTCTCAGATCACTTGTAACATTACCATTAAGGTAACAGGACAGGTAACAGTGAACTCAGGTAGTGGTTTCTAATCAAAATTAATTGAAACAAGGTTAATCAAACCTTTACACAAATGAAAGCATAGTAATTACAGTAAAACTTAATCAAAGGAGTAGTAAAATGGTTGAATATGTTGATTTGAAGGACATTAATGAACTGCGGAATCATATTTTTGGAACTAATGATCTTGAAATTAAAGAAGTACAAGTTCCAGAGTGGAAGTGTAAACTGTATGTAAAAGGAATGACAGGTAAAGACAAAGAAGATTGGGAAAAGTCTGTTTTTGTTGAAAGTGCTGATGGCAAAAGGAAATTCAATTCTGATAACTTCCGGGCAAAAATGATTTCCTCTTGTGTCTATGCCGATCCTGATGCAACACAGAGACTTTTTACTGAAAAGCACTATGAACAGCTTTCTCAGAAATCAGCAAAGGTTCTTGATAAGATTCTGGAAGTTGTTCGTGAAGTAAATGGTAGTACAGAAGAAGCGGAAGAGGAAATGGCAAAAAACTTAGGAGGCCAGGAAGAAAGTTCTGGTTAGGTATGGCAAGGGAGTTGGGCCATGTGAATGTGGATAAAATGCTTAGTAGTATTTCTTATTCTCAAGCAAAGGAATGGGAACTGTTTTCTATTGAGAATCCATTACCACATGAACAGATAATGCACCAACTCGCTTTAATTGCTTACAGATTTGCCCTGGCATTTATTAAATTCAAAGACGGATCTCATTTTGAATATAAAGACTTTCTGCCTAAGTTTGGTGAAAAAGGACAAGAACAAAAAGGCAATATCATAGATGCAGCAAAGAATATTGTAGCTGTATTAGGAGATGAAAAAGCGAAAAAGAAATTCTTTACAGAAGAAGAATTAAAGCCTGTTGTTGGTTCAGATGGTAAGCGTTATAAGTACGCTTTGGAAGAACGAATACCAGAAAGAAAAACACCTCCAAAACGGAAAAAAAGAACTAAATTTGGTTCAAGATACGATCA